AACCTGACCGGCACCAACCCATCCTTCACAGGTTCCGCGAACTGCTACAGCTAGGAGGTGTGTGGTGCGTCTGATTGACTCCAACACCCTCAACGCCCTCAACGGTTCCCGCACCGGCGACCGGATCACCGTCTACGCCTGGTACAACGGGCAACTCGCCTACCCCGACCCGCTCCCCGTGTCCGCATGGAGCATGGATTGGGACACTACCCGCACCGTACAAACCATGACCCTCGACGTGACAGACGTGGACGGCAAACTCGCCCCCTGGCTGCTGGAGGACCCCCTCGGCGTCGGTGGCACCCGGTTACAGGTCACCTACCAGGTAGGCGGCGCCGGGACCGTAAACATGGGTTGGTACCGGATCACCCAATCCGCCCCAGCCGAAACATGGCGGGCCTACATCATCAACAACGCCGGGCAGATCAACACAGACTCACCCATCCCCAACGGCAAATCCTTGGCGGTAATCCCCGGCGGCGCCACCATCCACCTCACCGCCGACGACCTTGGCGTTGTGATCGGAAACGCCCGGTTACTCGCACCGGACTCCCCACAGGGCAGCACGCCCACTATCCTCGGCGAGATCCGGCGGCTGCTCGCTGACATCGTGCCCGTCACCACCACGGCCGGTGTGACGGATCGGGCCGTGAACAAAACCCTCATCTACCAGCAGGACCGGTTAGCCGCGGTCGCTGACCTGTGCTCCCGCATCACCTGTGATTACCGGCTCAACGGCAACGGACAGTTCGAGGTGTACCCCCTGACCGCCCAGACACCGGTATGGGCGGTCAAGGGCGGACCCGAAGGCGCGCTAGTACAGGTCGCACGGGACCAGAAAATAGACACCCTCTACAACATTTTCGTAGCCCAAGGCACCGCGACCGTCACCAAACCGGACGGCACCACCCAACAGGTCCCCATCCAGTCCATCGCCCAGATCACCACCGGACCACTGCGGGTGAACGGCCCGCACGGCAACTACCCCACGTTCTATAGCTCGACCATGCTAACGACGCAGGCCGAGTGTGACGCCTACGCGGCCACAATGCGAGACACACAACTGCACGGCCTCACCACGGACCTGCAAGTGACCTGCCTGCCGAACCCGGCGATCCAGCAGGGCGACTGGGTGACCGTCGCGTCCCCTGTGGTGAACCAGCAAACCGTCACGTTGGCGGGGAAAGTCAAAACCATGCATTTGGCTTCCAACGGCAACAGTGTCGCACCCATGACCCTCACCGTCGAATGCACCTACGCCGACGTACAAGCAGCACTAGGGACGGTGAACCGTGGCTAACCTCTCCAACCTGATAGCGAAGATCCCCGCCGGCGGCGTCACCCGAACCCAGGGCGTCATGGTCCTCACCAACGGCGTGTTGGCCGTCAACGTGTGGGGTAACGTCATCCCGGCCCGCTACGCCGACCCCTTGGTGGTCAACGCGGGGGACACCGTCGTCGTGGACCTCATGGCAGGGCCGACAGGGCAGGCGGAGGCCGTCGTCTCCGGGAAACTGACCACCGCACCACGGCCGGGCACCGGGACCGTCACCACCGTCCCACCGGCGTCGTCGACCATCACGGTCACCGGGACGGACGGGACCGCGTACACCGCCTACTTCGTGTCCTCGTACACGCCCACCGTGAATGACAACGTCATCCTCGCCTGGAACGCCGCCACCCCCACCGTCCCACCACCACCCGGACCCAGCAGCAGCGGAACCAGCACCTACACGGCCACCGACTCCGCGACCTACTCCTCCTACGGGTGGGATGCGTGGGCCGGCGGCGGCGGCAACGTCTACCAGGGCGGCGCAGCCTACGGCGGACCCACCTACGGGTCATGGTTCTACGCCGGATCACCCACCGAACTCGCCGGCCGCACCATCAACGGCATCACCTTCAAAATCGGGGCACGCCGCACAGTCGGATCCTACAACCAACCCGTCACCGTGCACCTGTACGCGCACAACTCCAACAACCGGCCCGGCAGCGGCGACGTGAACAGGGTCCAGGGCCCCTACGACGCCACCATCCAACCAGGTGCCGGCCCAACGGACATCGTACTCGGAACCGCAGCCGTGACCGCGGTGGGTGGTGTCCTCCAATCCGGTGGCGGCATCTCCATAGCAGGGGAACCCTACGCCGGGTTCAACGGCCGCTACACCCAGCCCGACTCCGGCCTACTCACCATCAACTGGTCCCGCTAAGGAGACACCATGCCCCAGACACGCCCCAACGGGATCACTGTGCCCATCAACTCGGACGGCTACAACCTCGCCCCCGACCTCGCCACAATGGGGGACAGCGCCAACGTCATCACCATTGCAGCCACCCAAACCGCCCGTGACGCGCTCACCCTCTACCCAGGCCGAACCGTCTGGCGGCAGGACATCAACGCCCTGCAAACCTATAACGGGGCGATCTGGTCCACCGTCTACATGGCGGCAACCCCGTGGACGAACATCTCCATCAGCGCTTACGGTAACGGGTTCAACACCACCCCAGCAGGCGGGTACAACCAGATCCAATATATGGTCGCTAACAACATTGTGACCATCTCCGGGTCTTCGTCCAATGCCTCGGCGTGGTCTGCGGGTAACGCGATCCTGTTGTTGGATGCGTCCATCCGCCCCACCCGCAAGGTCCAGGGCGCGAACTGTGCGGCGGAAGCCGGCGGCAACCTCTTGGCCACAGTATCCGGTGGCGCCGGCTCCGCCATCGCCATCAGCATCAGCTACCCCCTCGGATAAGCCATGGAATGGCAAACAATATCCGCGATTATCGGTGTCGTGGCGGGCACTTCCGCTGTGATCGGCTGGTTCTTCCGCAAAGGGTTACCGGCTATCCGTAAGTTCTGGCGTGTCATTGACCGCATGGTTGGTGTTCCTGCCGAGAACGGGCACCCGGCGCAACCGGGCCTGTTTGAGCGTATGGACCACCAGGACGCGACCCTACAGGAGCAGTCCGTGGTGCTGGAAACGATCCGGCACGAGGTCGAGTTCAATAACGGCTCCTCCGTGAAGGATGCGATCACCCGGATTGAGAAGCGGCTCGACTCCACCCCGCAAACCACGATCAACGTCAACCCGGCAGGCGGTGCCCCATGACCTACGCACTCGATGAATCCCATACATCCCGCAACTTCACACCCAATGCGAATGTGCAGGCCACGTTCGGTTATCCGCGGGACATCCAGTACATCACCATCCACCACTGGGGTAACAACGGGCAACAGTTCGACGTGGTCCGCGACTACCTGTGCACCAACACCACCCCCACCTCGGCGCATTTCGTGGTCGAGGGTGGACAGGTCGCCTGCATCGTCAACCCTGATGACGCGGCATGGCACGCCGGGAACGCACGAGGCAACGCCCAATCCATCGGCATCGAATGCCGGCCCGAACACACGGACGCCGACTACCAGACCGTGGGCGAACTCGTCGCATGGCTGCGCTCCCAGTACGGGGACCTGCCACTGGTCCCGCACAACTACTGGACATCAACGGCCTGCCCCGGCGATTACGACCTGAACCGGATTGACGCCATAGCACGCGGTGGATCACCCGCACCCCAATCAACCAGCATCACACCCATCACGGAGGACCCCATGCCAACAGCGGATGAACTCGCCAAAGCCATTTTTGAGTACAAGCTCCCGACCCCGGACGGGAAGGGCACCACCCTGGGTGCTGTGACGGGTTGGTCGGATGCGAACCTTGGCGCCCTCGGCAACGCCGTCCGCGCCATCCCCGCCGCCGTCTGGAACCAGAACATTGGTGCCGGGAACGCGGCCGGTGTGCTCAACCATGTCGCCGCCCAGCCCGTGACACCCGCCGCGGTTGCTGCCGTGGATGTGGACGCCCTCGCTACGAAACTGGCGGCGGTCCTGCCCCCGGCTGTCGTCGCCCAGCTCGCAACCCAGCTCGCCAAACTCTAGGAGACAACCATGAGCACCACACCCATTTCCCCCAAGGTCACCGCCGGCGCGTCGACCGGCGCCATCGTTGGCCTGCTGCTCTCGTATGCGTCCTCGGTGCAGCCGGATATGTTCGCGTTCCTTGGTAAGTGGCAGGGGTTCGCGTTCCTGCTGTTCACCCTCGCCGTGTCGGCTGGGACGGCGTGGGTCAAGAGCGACCCGCTCCGCGCCGTTGCGGCTCCTGTGAGCTCCCCGGACGTGCCCGAGGCACCGGCAACCCCCGCCGTGTCAGTCGCACCCACACAGGCGAAACTGGACGCCATCCCCGTTGAACCTGCCACCGAGGTAACCCCCGTCTACACCGCACCCTAAACCCCACACGGTTTACCCGCACAAATCAACCGCCCCACCCTAACCGGTGGGGCGGCATTTGTCGTTTAAGTCAACCTTCGAGCATCTTCCCCATCACGGACGCGCCCTTAGTCATACCCTCATGCATGAGGTGGCTGTAAACCTTCTCGGTCGTGTTCGTGGAGGCGTGCCCCAACCTGCGCGCCACCTCGTACAGGGTTAGCCCGCCTTGGAGTGCCCACGACGCGGACGTGTGCCGCAGGTCATGGACCCGTGGTGTCTTCGTGAATGTGGGGTCCTCCAGTTGTGCCGCTTTCACCGCGGCTGACCACGCATCCCAAAAGTACTTGTGCGCCACCCGCCCACCGGTAAGCGTACGGAACAGCAGGGTAGTCCCTGGTACGCCTTCCATGGCCGGTTGCAGCGCCTCAACGACCGGGGGAGGGATAGCGACGGTCCGCTTACTCGACGCAGTCTTAGGCGCCCCCACAAAGTAGACGTTGTTGCCGTCCCGCTTCCACGACTTGTTGATCCGCACCGTCGCCGGCAACGGGAACACCTCCACGTCGGCAACCGTCACGGCTGTGGCCTCACCGAAACGTGCCCCCGTCATAATCAGGAACAAAGCCAAAGGCCGGTACCGGTGCTCCAGCATCCCATAGATCAGGGACCATTCCGCCCACGTCAGGAACATTTCCTTATCGTGTGCCACTTCCGTGGAGGGCAGGTCAACACCGAGGCATGGATTATCCGGCCGGTACTTCAGCCTTACCGCCGTGTTCATGGCTGAACTGATGAGCCCGTGCACGTTCCGTATCGTCTTGGGTGCCAGGCCCTTGCCCTGCATGGTCTTGACCCAGTGCGCCAGATGCCGGTACCCGACCTCATCCACGGCAATACCGCCGATGGTGTCCGCGATGTGATCCTCAAGCATGTGGTTATACGCCCTAATGGTCCGCTCACCGGGCTTCATGAGCATGTCGATATGCTCCCGCACCACGGACGCGACCGTGTGCTGTGCCTGGGCTGATGCGAGGACAGCGTCCGCGACTTCGAAGGACTGGCCGTTAGCGTT